TTCTGTGTTCTAAGCAGTGAAAATCCCGGCATTGTGGAACGATCAATTGAAGAATTCGAATATCATGCTGACATGGCTCGCTGGATGGGCTTTGGTAAAACCTTCCAGGACATGAAGATTAACGTGCATATTTCAGGCAAACGTGGTCCAGACGGCATCAAAGAAACACTGAAGAAGCTGAGCCCTGAGGCTCGCAACTGCATCACTATTGAGAATGATGAGAACTCGTGGGGTGTTGATAGCAGTATTGAACTGGTGGATCATTGTGCGCTGGTACTGGACATTCACCATCACTGGATCCGAACTGGAGAATACATTCAGCCCACAGATGATAGAGTCAAACGCATACTTGATTCATGGCGTGGTGTTCGCCCTACTATGCATTACTCCGTGAGCCGTGAAGATGTGTTGGTGGATCATCCCGTTGATGTTATGCCGGATCATGCACAATTGCTGGCCGCAGGTTACAAGAAACAAAAGATGCGGGCACACAGTGACTGGTATTGGAATCAACCTGTGACTGATTGGGCTCTCAGCTTCTGGGATCAATTTGACATCATGTGCGAAAGCAAGGGCAAGAACCTATCCAGTGGTCAAGTATACAACAGGGCCGTGGAACTGAAATTGGTATAAGGACAATTAAACAAATCAATGGGCAATAACAATCCTAGAAAGGGTCAACACAATACACAACGGCAAACTACTCGCCAATCAAACCCAAAGCTATCTCGAGAACAACTGATATTTAGGTTGGAGACTCTTAGGGAAGAGCTAGAAGAAAACCCCGGTATCAGCAAACAACGAAGAGTTCAGATACAAGAGGATATGGCTCGATACTCTGAGCAGTTAAACAAGTTTTAATATAAGGGCACAAGGCCCTTATATTATTTTGCCGCTTTTGGTGTTCGAGGCTTTTTGGCAGCTGGAGCTTTCTTAGCCGCAGTTTTCTTGGCTGCTGGCTTTTTAGCTGGTACCATTGATTCAACAACTGCTTGAGTAGCTTGTTCAGCAACTGAACTAACAGCCGGTGTTTCAATTTTGTACGGAACTTCCGCTTCTACTGCCTTAGGCTTAATACCAAATAGTTTTTTAATGTGATGTAACATAGTTAAATCTCCTGTTGAATATTTAGCGATAAATATCATTATGTACAACTTTATTAAGCATATCACCCTAAACGAGGGTAAGACACCTAAAACGTTAACACAAACGAGATTGCCCTATGCCAAGGATGATCTAGAGCCCAGCATGAGCGAAGAAACTATAAACTATCATTACGGCAAGTTATACAAAGGGTACGTTACTAGATTCAACGACGGAGAAGGCAATGCCGACTTCAATGAGGCAGGAGCATTTTTACACAACATTTGGTTCACTCAATTTAAAAAACCTACTGGATCAAATCAACCTACCGGTGTAATAGACGAATTCATTATAAAACATTTCAAAACTTTTGATAATTTTAAAGATAAATTTCAAAAGGAAGCAATGTCTGTGCAAGGTAGTGGCTGGGTCTATCTAGCCCGCAATGGCGAAATAAAAACCATTACGAACCATCAGATCAAACACGATATAGTTATACTTGTGGATTGGTGGGAACATGCTTGGGCATTAGATTATCAAGCAGACAAGAAAAAGTATCTTGAAAATCAGTGGAAAATTATGGACTGGGTCATAATTAACGGGCGTGTTCCTACAGCTGGCTGATTGATTTAAGACTGCTAACTGGCATATCCCAAACCTTACGTGCTTCAACACCCTTTTCCTGGGCAAACTTTTTAGCATCACAATTACCGCATACATGATAAACACTATTGGTCAATCGATGCGGATCCATCTGTCCTTTATCTCGTTGAAACACTTCCTGACAGCAATCACATCTCATGACTAGTACAGTCTTTTTACGACTATAAGTATGCGTCTTACCTTTCTTGCTGACCCGCACATAGTGGTTTTCTCTAAATTCAGTGGTTAAGAACATCAACTATTTACATTAAGATTATAAAATAGGTTTGATAAATATCATATCGAGGGCCGACTGTGATCACAATTTCTGAATCAGCAAAGACAAAAATTAAAGATTTACTCTATGAAGAGGGTAATCCTAACTTAGCATTGCGTACTTTTGTACAAGGAGGAGGTTGTAGCGGATTCAGCTATGGCTTTACTTTTGACGAAATCGCGAACGAAGACGATTTTGAAATCCCCTTAGACGAATTCAAAGTACTTGTAGATAGCATGAGTATGCAATATCTTACAGGTGCTGAGATAGATTACAAAGAAGATTTAATGGGTAGCAGTTTTACAATAAAGAATCCCAACGCACAAACAACGTGCGGTTGCGGATCAAGTTTCGGAGTTTAATATAAATGTCACAACAAATAATTGATATCGGCGTACAAGGTAATGACGGTACTGGCGATAGTATTCGCGATTCGTTCCGTAAAGTTAATGCTAATTTTAACGAAATATATGCTGTTTTTGGCTCCGGTGGAACTATTCCGTTCACAGCCTTAAGCGATGCTCCGGGAAGTTATGCTGTAGGGCAAACGTTTGTTGCAGGTACGGTAAACGGACTAAAACGTATTTTAGCCAAGGATATTGTTGGACAAACTGGTATTACTATCGATAATAGTAGCCCAACACAACTTAAAATTATCGGACAATTATCTAACTTGGCCAACGATAAACAGCCACGTTTAGGTTATCCTATGGATGCAAATTTCCAACCAATTGGAAATATTCCAGATCCGTCTGATGCTATTGTTACACAATTTAATTCTACCTTTGCCGGACTTGCCAGTACTACCCTTGCAGGATTACCTATAAGCAAAGGTTATGCCGATAGCCATTATTTGGCAGCGGCCAACGGACAAAATGTCAACGGTCCTATTCGTTTAAGAGAAGAACCAGTAACACCAAATATTACCGATATCGACAGTCCGTTAAATCCAGCAAGCACTAGTTACGATCCAACATTGACAGGCAATTTGTTAGCCACTGAAGCTGTACAACGTAAGCACGTAGTTTATCGCGGTGGCGATACGATGACTGGTAAGCTAACATTAAGCGATCACCCAGGTTCGTCAGCTGGACAAGGTACTCCAAACGGCTCTGATGACCGACAGGCTGCAACTAAATTTTATGTAGATAATAAAACATTTGTATCGGGTATTAACTTATATGTTTCAACTAGCTCAGGAGATGATACACAACTTAAAACTCCATCGGGTAGCGAAGGAAGATTCTGGAATTATGCTTATAAGACCATCGGCGCGGCTGCTCTTCAAGCAGAAACATTAATTAATTTATCTAATGCAGAACCTGGCCCTTACCGTCAACGTATTGCTTATACAATTAGTCCTAATCAATACTACAGTTCAATCACTGGCCTTAGCTTATCCGGCGGTAATTATGCATCACAAGGATTCCTCGATGCCGCATATTTGTTAGAAACAAATAAAACATTTATACAATCAGAAACTATTGCGTATGTTAACAACAAATATGTTAACGCATTTACTTACGATCAAGCATTATTTCAAAGCAATGTAGTTGGTATTTTAAGAGCAACTAGTGAAGACTTGGTGTTAAGCACTAACTTTAAAAGTTTACAAATAGGCACTGCATATTTTAATCCACAATCAGCTAATGTTATCAGCAATCAGTTGGTTCAAACTATCGACGGTATTAACCAAGCTAAATCACAAGTATTAAGTTTTGCATACAATACAAATAATTTAACCAGTTATCTAACTAGTGTTATTAATGCTGTAAATTACGACATGTTGTTTGGTAGCAATTATCAAAGTATAATCATTGGTCGTTATTATCCAAATGCCAATACCGGTGTAACTGTAGTTGAAATGGTTGCCGCATTAAATTATTTGTACACACAAATTAATGCACTATCCATTGTTAACAGTAACAATGCAGTACAAACACTTATTAAGAATAATATCAACATAATTATCAGTATTGTACAAGGTAGTAATTCTCCTACTGTAAGTTTGCCAGCATTAAATTCTAGTGTCTATACAACTCCGGTTGGTGTTAATTCTGCTACTATTTTATTGTTGAACAATATTTCGTTTTTCCAAGCAGAAGTTATTGCCTATTTAGGTGCAACTTATCCCAAACTTTCGTTCAGCTCTGCTACTTGCAAGCGAGACGTTGGATACATTGTTGAAGCCGTTGCCTACGATCAATTGTACGGCGGTAACAGCAGAACAATTTATGCTGGCCAACGCTACTGGTATAATAGCATCCAACAAATTGCTTCGACTGAAGTAACCGCAACTGCGGCAGCAATGGCCTATTTAGGAGTCATGATGCAAGCGGCTATTCAAAATCAATCGCCTGCACAAGTTTATCAGTCGTCTGTCATACAATATCAGAATTTGAGTTATCCTATTGGCTCGGTTCAATCATCAACTATTGCAAATCTTATTGCAATTATTAGTGGTACAAGTGTTGTTGTTACTGCAACTGCAAGTTCGAATGCATATATTACTACTGCAAGCACTAAATCATTGTCAGTGGGTATGCCAATTACATTCGGAACTCCGATAGCTATCACAGTATCTGGATTCCAGACCATTGCCGGATCCGGGCCTTATACTGTTACATTTGCAATTCCAACACAAACCACTGCACCTACAACGGCTATATCATATACCATTGCAGGTAATAGCAATACAGCTTATAACGGCGTCTTTACATGTTCAACTAGTACCAAATCTAGTATTTCTTTTACATTTGCAAGTAACCCTGGTGCATATGGTACTGGTACTACCACTGTTGTTCCATTCTTAGGAAATATCACAGGTGGTCAAACATACTATATCAATAGTATTGTTAACACAACAACATTTACAATTTCTGGTAGCCCTAGCGGAAATAACGTAGCATTAGCCAATGCCGCAGTTATTATCACAGGAACAGTTCAAGGTTTAATAGTTGCAAATACACCTCCTAATTTAGTATCACCAACAACTTCAAACGGCCCTACTGCAAGACAACTTGTTTACGGCTCGAGTGGTATCGGTAATGGTACAACATTTGCTGGATTTATTAACAACACCATTAGCTATCTAAATATACAATATCCGTATATTAATAACAGCAACGCTATTACAGGGCTGACTAATAAATTTAAAACTGTAACTGATGTATTAAATGGAGGTTTAGGAAACAGACCTAACTTTACATTCACAGCGCCGAGTAGTTTAGCGGCCAACATTGCAAACTCTGCAACGTTGATAACAAAAAATTATGCATTTGCACAAGCAGAAATTATTGGTTGGGTTAAAAATCTATCAAGTTCTTTCACTTACGTGGCCGCTGACGGTCAACAACAATTTGCCAAAGATATACAACTACTAATGGAAGCTACTGCTTACGATATGTTGTATGGTGGCAACAGCGGTTGTTATACAGCGGCTAGTCAATACTGGTACCTTAACAGCAACAATAATCTTACAAGCACTATTGACACATCGGAATCAAGTATTAAATCGCAAGCGTTTGCTTACTTACAGACTTTACTTGGAAATATTGCAACCAACAACGGCCCTGGTGCCGTATATCAAGACCGTGTAACAAACTATGTAACTTACAGTAGTAAAACCGGAACTGGGCCGTATCTTGTAACTTTAAACTTAGCAACTGCCCGTGTGATTCCAATACCAATTGGAACACTCGTAACATTACAAGGGCAATCAAACACAAGTTATAATGCTACTAATAGTGTTGTAGCCAGTACAACTACTAGTATTACCATAAGTTATGCTGCCGATCCAGGTACATGGGGTAATGCTACTCCTACTAATTATATCATTGCTCAGTTTATCGATACTTATAACTATCCAACAAAAGATGCAGATAATACAAATACCACAGTGAGTGGTTTAATTACTGCGTTATGGAACATGATGACCAGTGTTATCGCTACTAATGCTGTTCAGATTGTAACATCACCTGATTTGACTAATAGTGTATTCTCGAGTAGTGGATATACCACTGTTAGGGGTGTTATTCTAAATAATGCTACTCCTATTTCTCAAGCGGTAACTGCTTATCTAAATGCAACCTACACTGGTGGGTTTGCATATAATCAAGCAACTTGTTACAGAGACGTCGGTTACATTGTGGATGCAATGGCAATTGACTTGTTAACCGGTGGCACATATCAAAGCATTAATGCTGGTAAGAGTTACTATAAAAATTCAAGTGCTAAAACAGTTGCTATTGGTACGCAAAATAAACAAACATTAGATGCTATAGCATTTGCTCGAGACTTATCACTACAAGTATTAAATCAGCAAAGCGGTAATCGTTATCAAACATTGGTAACCCAAACTACTTATAATAGTAATAAAAATCCTAATACTGGTTATGTGGCCACAGCATCTTATGTTTCTGTTTCAAGTAAAACTTTAACTGTAAACTCAGTAAGCGGGACAATACAAACCGGTATGGTCGTAACAGGCTCCGGTTTCACCAGTGGACAAATTGTTACTGCGGTTAACGGCAATACCATTACATTAAGTACCAGCTCTGATAGTACTCCAAGCGGTACCTTAACATTTACAATAACTGCTGTTTCAACATTTACAAACAATTATGCTACAATGTTAAACATTGTTAAGAGTGGTGTAAGTGCGGCTCCTACTCCAAGTTTTGGAACTGGCATATATACCCTATCGTTTGGCAACGGCGGTAACGGTTATGTTGATCAAGGACAGACTGGCGACATTAAAATTCTTGCTGGTAAGATCATTCGAGGTATCACTAGCGGTGTGACTGGTACTATTATTGCTTACACACAAGGCGGAACCAACAGTAACGACAATGTAACTTTAAGACAAACAAGTCCTGGCTTCTGGCAAATCGTTACCACTACTGCTACTGGTACTAGTGGAACTAATACATTAACAGTAACTACTGCTTCTGGAACAACCATAGGAAATGGATTAACTACTATTCAGATAGGTATGGGAGTATCCGGTGTGTCTGGTATTCCAGCCGGAGTGACTGTAACTGGAGTCAACGGCGCTTCTATTACACTAAGTGCAAATTTAATAGCCAATGTTACTACTGGAAGCGGTACTATAACATTTGCTGAGCAATTGGAATATGCAGAAAGTGTGGGTAATCAACAAATTACCATCATGGTTGAAGCTGGTATCTATTACGAAGATTACCCAATTCGTGTGGCAGCTAACGTATCAGTGCGGGGTGACGAATTCCGTAGAACTATTGTACGTCCATTAGATCGTGTTAGTCAAAGCCCGTGGCGTAGTTTATTCTTCTATCGCGATAGTATTATCGACGGTTTACAAATTGGACCAATTAATAACGGAATAGGTGCAACTGATTATTCCCCAACTGTCAATATATCAAGTTATACTACTAAGACCGCAGGTTCTGGTAGTACATACAGAGTTACGTTTGCTATCCCAACAGCTTATGGTGTGGCTAACACAGCTTTACAATATACTATTAGTGGAAATACCAATTTAAGTTATAATGGTACGTTTTCTGCGTATGCTAGTTCAAGTGGAAGTATTACATTAATATATCCAAGCGATCCTGGCACTTATGGTACTAGTACAATTACAACCATTAACAATTTAGTTAGTGCGGCATTAAGCGGTTCAAGCGGTAGTATCACAATTACCCTTGGCGGAAATACGCAGGCCAATGTTAGTTGGTTAGGATATGTGTTCCAATCAGACGCAGTAGATTCATACGGTAAACCAGGACAGGCTGTTGTTAATAGCGTGTCTGGTAACTTCATGAATTGTACTGTAATTTATCCGTTCGCTATTCCAGGAACACTTACAATCACTAACGTTATCGGTAGTTTCCAAGTAAATGAAACTATTAGTCAGGCCAGCACTGGTGCTGTGGGTATTATTACTAGCGTGTTAAGTGGAAGTATTTCTTATACCCCAACTACTGGTACATTTGTCACAAGTAATACTGTTGTTGGATCATCTAGCGGTGCAACTGCAACAGTTAGTAGTGTGGTACTAGCAAGTATTAATGCAGGTGCTTGGCATTTATATACAACAAACAACTACGGACGTCATTACTTAAAAGATCCAACACAATTAGAAAGTTCAACTAATACAGCATTGAACAATAAAGAAATTGATATGTTCTTGTGTAATGATGCAGTCCGTATTAGTAACTTAACCGGTCAAGGGCACGGCGGCTTTATGATGGTGCTTGACCCAGAAGGTCAGATTAAATCTAAATCACCTTACGGACAAGTATGTACAAGTTTTTCACGCAGTATTAATAAACAAACATTTGCTGGCGGACAATTTGTCGACGGATTTACTGGACGATTGTTCGGAACAATTACTGGTTCAACTCCAGACGGTCTTACTGTTACTGTTACTGGCAATGCTGGTAGCGGTTTAGATGTACGTGCTCCTCAAGCACCTTGTGCATTTTATGTAACTGGTAATCGTTATCAAATTAATGCTATTACCAGCTATTCACAACTGTTCGATGTTAACTCAAATGTTATCGGTGGTACTGTAATATTTTCAATGGCAACATCAACACCCTGGACCGGCGGTACTGGGCAAGCAATTAATATCGAGATGGGTGGTAATAAGTCTATGTTGGCTAACGACTATGCTCAAGTTAATGATTTGGGCTATGCTATTTTGGCAACTAACGGCGGCATTACAGAACAAGTTTCGACCTTTACATACTATTGTTGGACAAGCTTCTGGGCGCTGAACGGCGGACAGATTCGTTCTATTGGTAGCTCAAGCGCACACGGTCAATATGCTTTACGTGCATCGGGTTACGACGTAACTGAATTACCCGATAGTGTTAATTTAGCCAATAACTTGGCACAAACTGCTAAGATTTATAACCCACCAACATTACCACAGAGTCAAACAAATAACGCATTTTATAATAGTATGAATACAGGTGCGACTACCTTGTATATTATAAATTACGATTACTATCCAACTAATATTAGTGAATTAGAAATTGACCATTCATTAGCTGGTAAAGGTATTGGACGTTATCAAGTTAATAGTATAAGTCATACTACAATTTATGTACCAACAGGAAGTGTAGGTACAGGTTATGCTGTTAATGCAGTTACATATACTGCTAGTGGATCTAGCGGTACAACACTTGTTGTTTCAAGTACTACAGGTATTGTAGCAGGAATGACTGTAAAAGGCACAGGATTTATTTCTGCGCAACAGGTCGTAACTGTTTTAGCTGACGGAATAAGTTTAATATTAGATGCGGCTCCTGATAGTACACCTAGCGGAACATTGTACATTGGCGATACTATTACTATTTCGGGTAGTTTATTAGGCGGAAAAGATGGATCATTAACTGCTAATGCAGTTATCGGTAGTAATGTAATAACAAGCGTTAGCACATTATCTGCTGTTACTCCAAGTAATGCATTATTAATTATTCCTTATAGTACAACAGGTTATGTAACTAAAACATTAGTAAGTGGAACCATATATGATGTTGTGTTTAATATTCCAACTCAATCTGCACAACCCGCAGTATCTGCCGGATATACAGTATATGGATCAACCACAACAGCCTACAACGGAAGTGCTACAGTATCAGCTAGTTCGTTAAACACTATCACAATACGCTATGCGACCGACCCTGGCACATTTAGTCAAGCTACTAGTGCAGTTATTATGCAACCTGGATTTACAGTAAGCGGTAGTAGTAAAACTGGCAGTGCTCCAAGTGTATTAGTTACATTAACAATACCAACACAATCTGTTCCTCCATTAGTAGGCGGATACTATACTGTTGCTGGAAATAGTAACACAAGTTATAACGGGTTGTATGTTTCTACGGCAAGCACTGTGACTAGCGTTACATTGAGATATGTAACAGACCCCGGAGCATATGGTAGCGGTACAACTACCGTAACCTTCATGGGATCTACTATCCGTGGATTTGGATTACCTTTTGGATCTACTGCATTAGCAACATACACTAACAACCAAATTATTCTAAACAATGCGGCAACTGCAACTGGTGCTGGAAATACCTATACCACAAACAGTGGTAATGATATTACAATCTATATACAAACATTGATTAATAGTGCTGTTAGTACATTTACATATTCAGGTAATGGAGCATACGGTGGAAGCGCCACATATTCTAACATTGTAGCCACTTCAAGTAGTAGTACTGGCCAGTATGCCTATTTTAATATTGTTTTAACTGCTGGTAATTATTCTTCCGTTAATTTAGGCGGACAAAACGTTCTAGCACTAAACCTAAGTACAAGTTCAGGTTCAAGCGGTTACTCGAGTACAGGTTTGGCAGCTCCGTTGTACGACGGACAAATGATACAAATCCGTACATTACAAAACTTTAAATTCTACAATGTCAACAACGTTAATCCAACACGACCAAGTACTGCCGCACAGTTCAATGACAATTTGTCAAGCATCTATCGTGTATTGGCATATAATTTAACTGAAGCAACCAACGAAATATTACCTAATCACGTGGCTGTGTTGAGTACAGATCAATCGTTTGCTTATTATATTTTCCAAGCAGACACCGGTTCAATTACTAAAACTGATCCAATTGATGGCGGATCAAAAACAATGGGTGCTACTCCCGGCGATACTCGTATTGCTGTTACCACATTTGGCCCACAAAGTTATATCGACCAAGTTAATAAAGGCACATACGCATTTGCGTGGGGCGGTAGAGTACATACGATTGCTAGCTATACTCCTCCGGTAACAACTACTTATTACACAGGATACAATCCAACAGGTAGTACAGGTACCACTCTTGTTGTTGGCGGCACATTTACAGCCAATATTGCAAATAACCAAACAAGTGTCACGAATGTTTCTAGTTTCACTGGACTGGTAGTTGGAGAAATACTAAGTGCAGTTAGTGGAATACAAGCTGGTACAACTATTGTTAGTATTAATTTAAGTACCAATTCACTAACATTGAGTGCGGCAGCGACTGCAACTACTGTAGGATTATCAATTACATACGGCGGAACCAGCGGTATGTTTGCCGGTATGATTATTACAGGAACTGGTTTTACATCAGGACAAACTATTTCCAGTGTTAGCAATTCAACCACATTGATCATAAGCGCATCACCAAATAGCACTCCTAGTGGTACATTAATTTTTAGTTATTCAACTACTCCTTATATCACACTAGGCAGTATCAAATATACTATTGCCGGCGGTGGTGGTTCAACAACTACTGTTCCATTTATAGCTCAACAGAGCAGAGGACAAGTGGTAGCTACCTACTTCCCAACAGTTAGCTTTTACGGCAACACTACAAATGGTAGCACAAACATTATTAATATTAGTAGTTTAACTAATATTGGTCAAGGTGCCACTATTACTGGTGCAGGTATTCCGGGACAAGTTGTAGTAAGTGCAACAACTACCACGCAAAATATTGCGGTAACTACTAGTAGTGTAATTAGCTCAGCAGGTGTATTAACCGTTGGAACTGTTTCAAGTGGAACTGTTGCAGTCGGTATGCAATTAACTGGGCCAAACGTTGTAGTAGCACAAACCAATGCAATTAGTGGTACTAGCGGTAATGGTACCACTGCTACAATGACATTGGTCACCCCAACACCAACTTTACTAGGTACAACACAAGCAGGTTCATACTTAACCTTGAGTAGTACAACCGGCATAGCAGTTAATCAACAGATAGTGTTTACTACTGTACAACAATCTACAACCGCTACTGGAACTGTTAATTCTTCTGTTAGTCTTACTACCAGTTCAATTAGCGGTTTCCAATTAACTGTTGGAGCAGGTGCGGCAGCGATTGGACAGCAGTTAACTGGTGTTGGTATACTGGCCGGAACATATATTGTTTCAGGTTCTGGGTCAACTTGGATTGTCAGTCAAAATCATTCAGTGCCAATTGGGCCTATAACTATTACTGCAACAACAAATTCAATCACTGTTGGAAGTACAGCAGGATTGGTAGTAGGAGAACCGGTAACATTTGGTACTGCATTAGGTAACTTAGCCACAGGTACAACTTATTACATAAGTGAAGTTATCAATGCTACTAGCTTCAGCGTAGTAAGTGCATATGGTGGCACTAGTAATTTTGTAGTAACAACTACTAGTGGATCAAGTGTTGTAACCGCAGGAGCATCATTGGGCGGAATTACTTCAGGTGCAACTTATTATATTTTAAGTGTTAATACAGGAACAAATCAAATTACTGTAAGTACAGGTTACGGCAGCAGTATTCAAGGAGTAACTAGTGCTAGCGGTACATGGACCAGTGTTGCCGGTATCCCGTATGTTGCTGGCAGTACTGTTACAATTAGCGGATTAACTCCAACAGGATATAATCAAACTGCTACTGTATTGGCAAGTCCAAGTCCAACTATTACAACTTTCGCTTATACCAATGCAACAGTTGGTGCAATAACAGCCGTAACAGCCACATACGTATCAGGCGGCGTGTCAAGTACAACTGTAACTATATCCGGTGCATCAGGTGGAACTATTGCAGTTGGTATGACTATTACCGGAACTGGTTTCACTTCAGGCCAGACTGTTGCAAGTATCATCAATAGTACTAGCTTTACAATCACTGGCGGAACTAACGGCGGTTTTGCCGATAGTACTCCAAGTGGTTCATTAACATTTAAGCAATACGGCTTTGTATCAAGTAGTGGTCCTACATATATTACTGCTAACATATCAGGTAGTGGTAACGGATCTACTTGGCAAACAAGTACTAACCTTGCTGTTTCTTCAACAACTATCACTGGTACAAATAATATTGTAACAATTAGTAACCCGACAGCAGGAACCATTGTTGCTGGTAATACTTTAACTTTTGATCCTACCAGTGGAGCAAGTTTTGGCGGATTAACTAATAGTAGCACTTATTATATTAAACAAGTATTGAGTTCTACGCAGATTATATTAAATGCATACGGTTCTAATTCAAGCTATTTGTATAACGGTTATAATACCACTGCTATTCCAGTGTCAACTGCCACCGGTTCTATTACAGGCAGAACTGACAATTATATCCTCAGTACGAATACTGGCGGAACATTTACTGCTAATACTAATACAAATGGTAACACAACTCTGCTTGGTACTATAACAGTTGCCGCAAGCGGAGCACTTAGTGGATTTTCATCAACTACCGTTCCTCTTCCACCAGGTACACAGATTGTAGTATCAGGCGGAACCAATGCATACATCGCCTCAGGTACTTACTATGTTGCATCAACTCCAGCGCCAACAACAACCACATTGTCTTTGGTAACTACTCAGGGCGGATCAACACCAGTAACTACCACAGCTGGTCTTAGCGATAGAACATTTACATTTGGAAATACATTTACACCTTCTAAAGTATTAACAGGTGTTCCTGCAACAGTGTTTACTTATATTGTAGTAGGTACACCAATCGGCGGCGGCAATAGCAGTCCAATTCCAGGATCAACCACAGTGGCCGCATTTGATGCCGGTAGTCAAACTATTACATTAAACAATGCGGCAACTGGTGTCCAGTCAGGGTGGACTTTTACTTATACTGCAAACACGTTAGTAATGAGTGCTCCTGCAAGTGCAACTGCCGCTAGCTCATTTATACAATCTACTACATTAAGCACAACTATGGTTGTGTACACTAATGATAGGACTCAGTACATTACATCTATTGTTAGTGCCGGTACACCTATGACTGTATTTGGCAATGGATTTACTAGCGGGCAAACCGTTATATCTGCTGTTCCAAGTGCTAGCGGTGCACCAACTACTGTAATTACATTAAGTGCTCCACCAAATAGTACACCGTTTGGAGTATTAGGATTCACAGCATTGGGTAATGCATCTGGCCCGTACTATACAACATTCACATTTGCTACACAAGCAACTGCTCCTACAGTTGACGTATATTATAATGTAACAGGTAATAGCAATAACAAATACAACGGTTGGGTTCAAGCAACTGCAAGCACAACCAGCACTATTACTCTTGCATATCAAACAGATCCAGAGAGTACAGTTGTAGTAACATACGTTCCATCAGGATCAAGTGGTACTACATTAAAAGTTTCTAGTACTACTGGCATAGTAGCAGGCATGGTTATACGCGGTGGAGGAGCTGGAGGTTTCTTTGCTGGACAAACTGTGTCTAGTGTGGGCACAGATGGTTTAACACTAACTATCAGTGCAAGCCCAGCTGGAACTCCAACAGGTAATATTACATTTACTGTTCCATATGGAACTGGTACAACATCGTTTACTAACAATGTTAGCGGTATTAGTAAACCGATGAACAGTGCTGTTTCAAGTGCGTTACAAGCTGGATACCAAGCAAATAGTTTTGCACAAATTACCACACGTATTAGTACTTGTCGTTGTTCGGCACACGATTTATTAGATATCGGCACTGGTGGTTATAATACAACCAACTATCCTTATCAAATTTACGGTAATCCGTTTATCAAAGCGGATCAAACCAAAGAAATTAAAGAAGAAACAGTCGGTCGTGTATTCTATGTAACCACTGATCAAAATGGTATTTTCCGTGTAGGACGTTACTTTACAGTTGACCAAGGTACTGGTACAGTTACATTCTCAGCTAGTATTGCGTTGAGTAACTTGAACGGTCTTGGATTTAAACGCGGTGTAGTTATTGCTGAATTTTCAACAGACTCTACAATGACTAACGATGCGTCGGATACTGTTCCAACACAAAGTGCAGTTCGTGGATATATCGATAATCGATTGGGTGTACAACAATCAGGTTCTACAACTCCAGCAACAGCATTGATTGGTAACGGTTACATGGAGCTTAAAGGTACATTGCCAATGAAAGGCAATATGTCAATGGGCGGCTACACTATTGGTAGTTTAGGAAGTCCGTTACTTGCCACCGATGCTTCAACAAAGGGTTATGTAGATAATACAGTCAGCGGAGTTAATGCTTTATCAAAACTTGGTGATGTTGCTGTTAATAATCCTGTTAACCAAAGTTTATTAGTTTATAACAGTACTACAAGCAAATGGAATAATGCTGTTTTCTCTCAAGGTGTTTCAGGTTCAGCGTTTAGCGACGTATTGATTACTTACGACGGTACTACATTAACCAGTACTTTACAAGGTGCTATTATTACTCCAACCTATGTTGGTTATAATAGTGGTACTAAACAACTAACAGTTAGTAGTACAACTGGAATTATTCCAGGTATGACTATTACCGGTATCGGATTTACAAGTTCACAAAAAGTTGTTAACATTGTCAATACTGTTATTTTAACAATAAGTGCTGATCCAGATACCACACCAAACGGTATATTAACATTTACACGAGATGGTGTTGTCATTAATAACAAGGTTTACAAATATGCGGCTATACAGCAAAGTAAACTAGCAATGACGTTGGCTACTACTAACGGATATACTGCGCCTACTTATAATCTGTTAAGCCCAGGTAGCATTGTTGCAGGTAAACGTTATGTAATATCAACTGTTGGCAGCACAGATTTTACATTAATTGGAGCCGCAAGCAATACAGGCGGTTTAATATTCCAGGCGACTGGTGCAGGTACTGGTACAGGTAGTGTGACAGAACTAGACAGCATCCAAGCCAACAATGGTTTAAGCAGTTATAGCTCTTACATATTCACTGTTAACAACGGCTGGGTAACCCTTAAAGATGGTAGTGCTACTGGTTCTGCTACTACCACAGGTGTTGATGGTATTCCTCCAAGCAAATTGCAATGGATTCCTGCTAACAGTGCATTGGCAAATATTACTGCCAGTGCTCCTGGCGCCATTGCCGTAGTTACTACACAAGCGTTAGTTGCTAACGGTGACGGTATACGTAATCAGGATATTCCAACAAGTACTAGTACAACCGGTGCAATTATTCGTACACAAGCTAGCCCAACAGCAGTATACGATGTGACAGCAATTACAACTACAGGTGCTAATAATAGCCTAGTTAAAACTGACGGTTCTGGTAATATTGACATTAAAGGTATTAAATTTGCCAGCTTGCCAAGTGTTGGAAACATGATAGATAGTTCAAGTACACTATTAAGTTTCTATACTCCAAATAGCGGCTCAAGTCAGAAGTTTATGACTGCTACTTATGATAGTGGAAACACGAGATCAAACGTAGTACACTACGGACTACAAGATTTTGCTGTTCAATCTAGTATTGTTTTAATAACTGATTTACGAACCAGTTCAGCAAACAATACAACAAGTGGGACATTAAGTGGTTCATGGAGATTCAGTGCTAATAGTAGTTTTGATTTAAACACTAATTCTAACACATTAAAAGTAAAATCCATTATTACAGATGGTACAGACGGCGGCGGTTGTACAATGCAAGGTACTTATACCCTAACCGGTGCTAGTAAATTGCAAGCTACCTATGCTGACTTAGCCGAATGGTACACTTCCGATGCAGAATATATTCCAGGTACTGTATTGGTATTTGGTGGCGAAGCTGAAACTACAACTACAACTGAATTTGGTGATAGTCGTGTGGCAGGTGTAGTTACAACTAATCCAGCATACACTATGAACGACGGATTAACTGGTACTAGAGCTTGTATTGCGCTGGCAGGTCGTACTCCAGTTCGAGTATTGGGAACAATCAAAAAAGGTGACTTAATTACTACAGCAAGTGTAGCAGGTTACGGATGCAAAGCAGTAAATCCGCAATTTGGTACAATTATTGGTAAAGCATTGGCAGATAAGACAGATCCAGGGTTTGGCACTGTTGAAGTTGCCGTAGGGAGAATGTAATGACAAAACAAGTAATCAATATAGGTACCGCGGCCAATGCCAAGAACGGAGATCCGTTGCGCACGGCGTTTACTAAAATAAATGCCAACTTCACTGAACTATATGCTGGGGGCGCAAGTGAGACACAGCTGACCAACGGTGCATATACACTTACCCTTAGAGCAGATGGTAATTTAACTTTCCCAGATGGAACTGTACAACAGACGGCCGGAGCCAGCAAGGGATTCACTATTGCAATGTCAGTAGCATTGAGTTAACCATAAATACATAAAGAGAGCGCAAACCATGGCAATTAAAACAATCAATATTGGGCAGTACGCAAACGACGGATCTGGCGATGACCTACGTAGTGCATTTACAAAAATTAATTATAATTTTGCGCTTTTAGGCACAGATATCCCTGTTGCAGAAGCAACAAATTTAGCAACAAAAACCATTACAGTTACCAATGCTAATTCGCCAGTGGCGAATGGCCAAACATATCTTGTAACATTTGCATTTGCTGTATTAACTGTTGTGCCAGCTATTAATCAATATTACTATGTAACTGGTTGTTCAGTACCTGCATACAACGGACATTTTTATTGTACTGCAAGCAACGGCGCAACTATTACACTAGCCTATCCATATAACCCTGGAGTATTTGCACTAACTACTCCAGTGATTATTAGTAACAGTGTTGGAATTTTTGCTGATAAAAATACAAATATATTAGAATTTAACAGTATTAAAAGTAGTGACAATAGTATTAATATCGTTCCTAACACCGACGGTACTATTGATTTCAAAAGCGGACTAGGTCTGGTTAATGATACTGCTCCCCGATTAGGTGGAGATTTATTATTGAACGGACATATCATCCGTGGGGATAATAACACCGGCGATGTGCAATCTACGGTATATGGCATACGTGTTGATGTATTAAATGCCTTAGTTGGATTGTTATTGCAGAATACCTCGTTTACGATTGACATGGGGCGTATTGTTGGTAATTATTCTACTATCAATTTAGATATGAGTTACATCAATTCACCAATTTCAAATGGATTAGACTTTGGCCGTTTATCGTCAGTATAATCTAAGTATAACGGATTAACAAATGCTTAATATCTGGACAAAACCTTCAGGATATACTTGGTCAACTAATCAGTTTGGATTTGATGGCGGTACGACCTATTTTGATCAGCGACGTACAATATTTGATGTTGGCCCTATTGTAGAACGAATTAGTGTATTGTTACCATTACCTGTAATTCTTCCTACTACAGCGCCTACCGCAACTAATTCAGTACCCTACGACGGTACTGGTCATCATCCTACAGCCCCATTAAGAAATGCCGCAGGAACACCTTTTACTAGATATCCGATAAACAGTTATGTCGATGGTATATGGAAAATGCGTACTGATTTGCCTAACCCTCGAACTGTAAGTAATCTAGTAGTATATGATCCTGTTAGTCAAGGAAATCAACCCGACCCCAATGGCTACAGCGGATTTATGTACGCTTGGGGACAGTTTATAACACACGAAATGGATTTTGCTCGTGCTGGTACACAAAATATCGACGTCATAGTTCCACCGAATGATGCTTTCTTAACACCAGGCAGTCATATTCCAGTTAACAGATTATTGCTTGCGCCGGGTACTGGACGTAATGGAATAGTAGCAAATTTTATCAACGATACTACTGGCTGGATCGATGGCACCGTGATTTACGGACTTACTTATCCTCCCGGTATTCCCCAAGGTACTACTGTATTTCAAAATCCAGTTAACTTACGCGAAGGCGGCATCAATGCTACTACAGGAAAACTACTAACGTCTAGCGGCGGTTTGTATGGACCTATCAATCCTAGCACCGGCATGTTTATATTTGGAGATCCTAGAGGAACAGAAAACCCAGATCTGACCAGTGTACAAACATTACTCATTAGAGAACATAATTGGCATGTTGCTAGATTAACTACGCAGTATCCGACTTGGACAGGCGAACAATTATATCAACGTGCCCGTGCATTAGTTATTGCCGAAGAACAAATTATTACATATAAAGAGTGGGTGCCAAAAGTCGTCGGTGCCGGAGCGATTCCTGCATATACAGGATTTAAAGACAACATAGATGCTACTATAAGAATAGAGTTCGCCGCAGCCGCCATGCGATTTGGCCATAGCATTGTGTCGGGCGCACAGGATCGGGTGGATGAACACGGCAACATCACAGAATCGGTAACACTAGGACAAGCATTTTTCTTAACTCCTGCACAATACGAACGTAATGGCGGTGCTGATGGATTCTTAAGAAAATTGGCCAGCGATATATCTAACAAACTAGATGCACATATTATTGAAGATTTACGTAATCTACTTAACGACCCGCCTGCCGCAATGGATCTTGCCGCAACAAATATTCAACGTGGTCGTGATTTAGGTTTACCTAGTTTAAATCAAATGAGACAAATATTAGGATTATTTGCTTATACTAGTTTTGAACAAATTACTATAGATGCCACAGTAGTTGCTGGGTTAAAAGCGGCTTATACTAATATAAATGATATAGATTTATGGATAGGTGGACTGGCAGAAGATCCAATTAACGGTGCTATGGTCGGACCTACCTTCCGAGCCATAATGATCGACCAATTAACTAAAGTACGAGACGGTGATGCTTTGTGGTGGGAAAATAAACTATGGAGTCCTGAGGATTTGTTATGGTTGCATGGTGTCACATTGTCCGACATGATACTGCGCAATACATCTACACAAGCTATGCAACCTGATGCGTTTGTAGCTGTAGAACGTGCCGATCTTTACAACGGAACAGTTGCATCTATAACTGCTAGAACATATCCTACACCTCCTGCACAACCTCCTGCACCAATAAATCCAATAACCTTTTCACTAATCTCGGGCGCACTTCCTCCAGGATTGGCCGTTGTCGGCAATACCATAAAAGGAATCCCGTACGGTGTAGTACGAGATACGACCTATACATTTTGTATAAGAGCAAGTGATGGAAAAGACATTGCTGACCGTACATTCAATATTAAAGTAGCTACAGGCGGCCCGCCTGTATGGCAAACAGACGGCGGACTATTGCCGATAGGTGTACATAATCAGCGTTATATTTTAAACAACAGTTTTATCAATTACCAGTTAGTTGCTAAAGATTTAGACAATTTACCAGTTACATATTATATTGCCAGCGGCGATGGTGATCTGCCGCCAGGCGTGAGGTTAACCGCCGGCGGCACATTAACTGGATTTGTAAACCCAGTGTTAGCTATAACAGAAGCAGTTACCGGAGTAGGAGCATTTGACCAAGATTTGTATGACAGTGGATTTTATGATTTCGCCAGTAGGCCAACTAACGGTTACGATTCCTATATATACGATCAACAAACATTTGATTTTAGTACACCAACATTACCTCCGAAAAGTATTAATCAACGATATGAATTTATTGTCACTGCGGTAGCTGGAAATAAAACTATAAAACGAATGTTTGGTATTTTTGTTGTAAGTCCCGAATTACTAACAGCAGACGACGCGGCTATCTCCGACGATACCACAATATTCACAGCTGACGTTACTCCGCTCGAAGCGCCGTTATTTTCTACCGATAGCAATTTAGGCATTGTCAGAGCTAATAATTATATCACTCTTGAAATTAATACATTTACAAGTAGTACAACAGTTAGTCCTACTTTTAGTATTTTAAATTCTGCTCCGGCATGGACTGCCCTTACTCAATATACCGTAGATATCGCTGTTACATATCTTGGATCAATTTATATATGTACTACTGCATATAAATCATCCGGTACATTTAATGCAATAGTTAATAATATCACTTACTGGGTCAAGCAAGCGTTACCGCCTGGTTTGGCATTTTCTCCCGTAGGATCCGTTGTGTACCTGGCAGGCTATATTCCCTTCCAAACAAATATTAGTAAAACATATACGTTTGCTATACTTGGAACTAGAGTTGGTGCAGATATACAACCAGCAATTACTAAAAAAGTTTTTACAGTAACAGTTATTGGAGAAATTAATAATACTATTTCGTGGATTACTAATTTTAATTTAGGATCTATTCCAGCAAATTATAATAGTAATTTAAGTGTACAGGCTACCGCTCAAGATCCGAATGTCATACTAATTTACAGTCTATCAAAACAGCCTTCAGAAATTGGATTGCCGCCAGGGTTGAGCTTAGATGTAAGCGGAGAAATTACAGGAAAAGTTAATCAATTCGGTGTACAAAGTATTCATCGAGTAACTACTTTTGAAAACGGTAATTGGTATTTAGATAGGAAGTTTACAACTATAGATACCAACCATCAATATGATATTGTTGGGCCAAGAGGATTAATATTATTTGATCAAGATACAGGTTTTAATATCGACAGCGGCCGCACTTCCTTTGATAGAATTTATAAATTTACCGTTCAAGCGACTGACCAGTATGGCTTTGCTGTGAGTAAACAACAGTTTCAATTAGAAGTAAGTACCCCTAATCAAATATTATACTCTAATATTAGAACTCAGCCATATTTAAAACCCACACAACGTAGTGCATGGACAACGTTTATTAACGATCCTACTATATTTTCAATTAATAGTATATATAGACCAGCTGATCCAAACTTTGGAACAAGAACAGATTTAGGTATGTTGGTGTATGCCGGCATCGAAACTAAACAAGCGGCGGTATACATAGGAGCAATGGGTCTAAACCATAAAAATAAAAGATTCCATTTTGGATCTGTAAAAAAAGCTGTGGCTAAGATAAACAATACCACTGCCTATGAAGTAATTTATATTGAAATGATAGACCCGTTGGAGGCTAATGGTAATTCCTTGCCGCATAGCATCAAGTATAATACCTCGCGAAGTGTAAAAACTACCGCAGACATCAGTAATGCCATACAAGTAGCCGCGGTAGGAAATACTCCTGACGAACTTGCTACCAATCTTGCAACTATGAATCTTGCAGAATCTTGGTTAGATCGCCCTATTGATAATGTTACTGTAGATAGCAATGCGTTTCAAGTAAGCAATACTGGTACGAATATATTCTATCCCAGCAGTATCACCAACTGGCAACGTAATATTGAAGGTATAGGCCTTGCTGAACGTAACTATTTGCCGGTTTGGATGCGAACTATTCAACCGGGAGAAAAACAACAACTAGGATTCAAATTAGCTGTTCCGCTATGTTACTGTAAACCCGGTACTGCGGATAGCATAATTTTAAACATAAAACACAGCGGTTTTGACTTTAGAACACTGGATTATACAGTGGACCGCTACATAATAGATTCTGTGGACGGATATTCAAACGATAAATATCTAGTGTTCAAAAACGATAGGATAACCGTATGACAAACCCAACATCAAGTTTAATTAATTTCGGCTCAATTGACGCCACATACCCTGTTGCAGGGCAGGATAACAATAGCCAAGGATTCCGAGATAATTTTGGATCCATAAAATCAGGACTGGGCCAAGCTAGTACTGAAATTACAGCACTACAGCAGAATGCCGCGTTTGTAAATGCTCCTAATAACTTCGGGGGTAATACGCTTACCAACGCAATTTTTAATCAATTCTACGGAACGTTTACATCGCTTGGTACTGTTAGCACCAATCAGGACATTAATTTACAATTAGGTGCTGTTCAGTCAGTATATCTATCAAACAATGTTACGCTGACATTTAGAAACTGGCCGGCCAGCGGTTCATACGGAACTGTTCGGGTGTTTGTATTCAGCGATGGCAGTGGTGTTCGCCAACCAGCTTTTGCGACAGCGGCTGGAACTACATTAAAATACGATACAGCATTTCCAACATTACCTAATTCAGTAACACCTGGAATTGTTGTTGGCGGGGAAAAAGTATCCAGTGTTACTGTAAGCAATCCCGGTTCAGGTTATACTAGCGCAGTAGCAGTAGGATTTAGTGGTGGTAGTCAACAAGCTACTGGAACAACTGCAACTGCAACTGCAAATTATAAAGTTGTTAGTGCAACTGTAATTGGTGGATATCCTGGAAATAGTTATGCTGTAAATGACACTATTACTATCAACGCCAATACTAATGTGGTATTAAGTGTATCAAGTTTGAATCTCACATTCACTGGCAATACTACTAACGGTAATGCAACAATAACTAATATTTCAAATATTTTAAATTTAGGTGCAGGCGTAGCTCTTTCAGCTGTATCGGGCATTCCAGCTGGGGTTGAAATCAGTTCAGCCGGTGTTCAAGGAAGCGCAGGTGGTGCTAATGGCTACTATGTTAATTTAGTACTAACGTTGGACCATACTACGCCAGCAAATTGTACAGCTACAACTACAGCAAACGTTATTACCTATGCAAGTTCAACTGGGCCCATCGGTGCATTAACTGTTACTAGTGGCGGAACATTTAGTTCTCCAATTGTTGGATCTTACGATACTAGTCCAATCATTGGTGTTGGGTATGGCGCACGTTTAGTATTAAGTTTTGGTGTCAATTTGATTACTGTTACATACGGTGGTAACGGCTATACAGCTACTCCAGCTGTTACATTTACCGGTGGTGGTGGTACAAGTACAGTTGCATCGGCCGCAATTACTTCTGGCACTACTGGAAATCCAAAACTTATCGAAGCATCAAGCTACGATGGTGGTACAACTGTTTACATGCGTTATGTAGGCGAATACAAATAATGCATCCACTAGTTACTGATTTGTCTGATCTGAAAGATTCCGAGCTATATGCCAGGATTAATGATCTTACTAAAAAGTACTTCATGACTAGAAATCCAAATGTACAATGGCAAATGGCCGGCGTGTTAGACGATTTAAGATTAGAAGCCAGGACTCGTGCGGCACGCCAGACAGCCGAAATACAAAAATCGAACAATCAAAGCCTTGACAGTTTAATTAAACTCAGTTAAACTATAGGCTATGCGCCTAGACAAGTATTCCAATCCCGTTTTTAACGATCAAGACTTATTTGATGCCTTGTACAAAGGCTATGAATTTTCTGCCAACGATACATTGCTAGTTGAACAACGCAATGATACCATCAAACAATTAGAAACTCAATTAGGTTTTAAATTCTTAGAACCTTACGAAACTCATTTTGATATAGCAGACTATGATCGGGCTTGCCAAAGTAATTGGAATATGCCCGACGAGTATAAAACTCTGGATATCGAAGAATGGATTTGGTCGCAAACTCCGCCATGGGATCCACAACATATCAGAGTAACTGAAGAACTAGAGGCTTTCAAAGAACGCAACATGATAGATTTATTGCGTTGGTTAAAGTATTTTGTAGATACTTGTAGAACTGAAGGTATAGTTTGGGGTGTTGGCAGAGGATCAAGTGTAGCCAGCTATATATTGTTTTTGATAGGTGTCCATAAAATCGACAGTATCAAATATAATTTAGACTGGCAGGAATTCTTGAGATAAGTACTACTATAATCCAAGGAGATTTATATGGCAAATAACACAACAAGACAAGTATATCGAACCATGCAAGGTAAAGAAATCGATATGGGCAAACTTATTGCTCAAAATGAAATGAGTGTTGCTGTGGGCAATATGAAAGTAAATGCTCGCGGCGATCAATTAGGGCCAGGCGGGCAAATTATTAAAACTCGGGAACAGCTTGCCGCAGACCGGGAAAAATCTAACGATGCAACAGGTGGCGTATGAGTGTAGTAAAAGGCAATTTAAAACCAATCAAAGATAATATCCTGATTACGGACATGAATTTTGAAGAACAACGCACTGCCAGCGGCATTGTTGTATTAAGCGACGATGGCAAAAGCGAAGGCATTAAACCGCGTTGGGGTCGAGTCTGGGCTATTGGGCCTGAACAACATGATGTCGAAATTGGAGATTGGATTTTAATTGAGCACGGCCGTTGGACCCGTTCAGTACAAATTGAACGCGAGGATGGAGAAATTATAAAAATTCGTCGAGTAGATACAAACTGTATTATAATGACATCTAAAGAAGCTCCTCCAAACGAAATCACAGTAGGAATTGTTTCTGCAAATCATGGATCTGTTTATGATCCTAGTGACTTTACAGCACCAATGTATGAAGGACAACGGGGGTAAATTTCTTACTATTCGAGCAATAGGGCTATTGACTAGCCCTATTTTTTTCTATATAATAAGCAAAAAGGACTTTATATGTTTTTACTAACCGTAGTTTTAACTTTAGTAGCAGTTTATTTTGCCAAACGAGAATACGATGAGTACCGTTTTGGATCGGCTATGTTTTGGGCCTGTTTAGTTGGCTATGATTTACATTCACTACTTAGTATTTTATAAGGATATACAATGAATACAGACACGCAGTTGGAGCGATTGTACGGCACATTTTTAGAATTCGCAGATCACATGTGCATAGAGCATAGTCCTATGGAAGTTGCCGCCATTATGATGGCACAGGCACTAACCATTTACAAAAGTGCAATGAGCGAAGATGATTATAATCGCATTGTTGATAACATTTCAGCAAGCAGAGATAAAGTTAAAACATTTGAAAGGCCAAATTTACAATGATTGAATTATGGGTAGACAAATATCGTCCAACTAAGTTGGAAGGATATGTATGGCGTGATAGCGCACAGCGCAAACAAGTTGAAAGCTGGGTAACTGAAAAGAGTATTCCGCATCTACTATTAAGTGGTACTCCTGGTATTGGCAAAACTACTATGGCTAAGATTTTAGTCAATGAAATTGGTATCGAATCTGCTGATTTATTAGAAGTTAATGCCAGTCGTGAAACCGGTATTGATTTCATTCGTAATAAAATTGTTCCGTTCATTAGTAGCATTGCGTGGGGACCATTTAAAGTCGTGCTACTAGACGAAGCAGATCGACTGAGTCCGCAAGCACAAGATAGCTTAAAAGGTATTATTGAACAATATTCAGCATACGCTAGATTTATCCTAACTTGTAACAATGCAAACATGGTTGTTCCAGCATTACATAGTCGTTGTCAGCAGTTTCACTTTACTAAATTGGATCAAACAGAGTTTACAGTTCGTGCGGCAACTATTTTGGGCGAAGAAGAAGTAGAATTTGATTTAGAAACACTGGACTTGTATGTTAGTTCTACTTATCCAGATTTGCGTAAGTGTATCAACTTGCTACAACAAAATACCAATAGTAAACAACTGCACAGTCCGCATAAAGAAGATGCAGGTAGTTTAGATTACAAATTTGAAATGGTTGAACTGTTTAAAACAGGTAAGATTCAAGAAGCACGTAAACTACTATGCAATAAAGCTAGACCAGAAGAGATGGGCGAGATTTATCGATGGATGTATGACAATATCGAAATTGTTAGTAAAGATCCTGCACTACAAGATAAAGCTATTATCATTATCAAACAAGGCCTAGTAGATCATACATTAGTAATTGATCCAGAAATCAACCTGGCCGCAACACTTATTAGAATTGCTAATCTATGAAACAAAAGTTAGTAGATGCTTATATGAAGACTGCGGAAACATTTGCAGAACTTAGTCATGCACGTAGACTTCATGTTGGTGCTATTGTAGTCAAGGATGATCGCATTATTAGTATTGGTTATAACGGTATGCCAAGCGGTTGGGATAACGATTGCGAATATGAAATTTATGAAGATAACGGCGACGATGAGCCAATTACTATATTAAAGTCTAAACCGGAAGTATTACATGCAGAAACTAACGCCATTGCGAAACTTGCTAAGTCTAACGAATCTGGTCTGGGTGCTACTATGTTTATTACCCATGCTCCATGTTTGGACTGTGCCAAACTTATCTACCAAAGCGGTATTAGCCACGTTCTATATCGTGACGCTTATAGGGATACTGGTGGCGTTACGTTTCTCGAGAAATCGGGAATTGAAGTCACACAAGTAAAAAAGGGCCCGTAGGCCCTTTTGTTGACAATCTAAAGTATCGCTACTTTATTCTCCATAAACCGCTAACACCTCCTTCACGGCATTATGGCGTTCGATGTCCTTGGCGTCAAATCGAATGATGTCGATATGTTCCAAATATTCCTTTTGTTCGAGTAGATTGCAAAAATCAATCAGACCATTATCGCTCACTCGGTCTGCTTGTGCTAGATCGCCTGTCACCACCATTTTGGAACCCTCTCCTAAACGGGTTAGTAGCATTTTCATTTGATTCTGCGTAGCATTTTGCATTTCATCTGCAACTATGTATGCGTTTTTAAATGTACGTCCTCGCATATAAGCGAGCGGGCTTATTTCAATAGTACCTTCCTCCAGCATATTTGCTATTTCTTTTTTCTGATAATATTCGCCCAATACATCGAATATAGGTCTTGTCCATGGCGCCATTTTTTCATTTAAGTCGCCTGGTAAAAAGCCTAAATCCTCATCTACGGACACGGCGGGTCTTGTTACCACGATCTTATCAACTTTCCCTTCCTGAAACAATTTAATTCCGTACTGTACAGCCAACATGGTTTTACCCGTGCCGGCAGGGCCAATAGCAAGTACTATGCTAGTATGCTCTGCGTACAATTTACTGAGATATAGTTTCTGATTAGCGTTACGTGCATTAATGCTCACACGTTGCTTTTTTGCCGGAAGATACGGCTGAAAATCAATGATATTAACTTCTGATGTAAAACGCTTTTTCACTCGTTGTTTACTCATCTAGTTTGCTCCTACTCTTATAAAAAGTAAGACTTGTAGTGACCGCCCTTGATAACTACAGAGGTCCTACACTATTATTTAACAAATATGCAGAATAATAAACTAATACGTTATCGTTTTGAACCAGCTAAATAAGTATAGAAAACTCTGGAAGACATTATGCACCATGACATATTAGACGTGATACAAAACGTTCAAGAACTATACGAAAACAATAGTAATCTAGCCGCTTTAAAAGACTTTGAGCGTGTGCTAGACGAAATGGATATGTACGTATTTAAAAACTGGATCGATGGTGAATTAGCCTATGGGCCGCGTGTTGATCGTCATTGGATCACAGCAGGGTTTATGTGGCCAAAAGATAAAATGCCAGACCCAGAAGCAGGCAAAAGATTGCTAGAATTAGGATGCCGCATTACATATCAAAAAAGTCATTTGTTAGAAGCACGTAAAATACGCAAGCCGGAAGACATTCGCCCAGGTACAAAGAAAGGCAAGTTAGATCGCAAACCAGTTTGGGTAGTAGAAGTAACTATGCCTAAAAAATTAGTGTTTGATGTATACAAAGGTTACATGAACAAGATGCGTGAAGAAATGGGAGCTGATGGATTGAAAACTAATACCCCAACTCCATTAGATACAAATGCCGCTCAACAAATTAGTCCAATGCCAAGCGCACCTCCAATGGGTGGGGCACCTGGTGGTAGCGGTGGGGCACCTACTCCAGGCGGTGGAGCTGGAGCACCAATGGGAGCTCCTCCAGGAGGCCCAGCACCAGCAGGAGCACCAGCATAATGAATATTTCAGAAGCATTAAGACCTAATGATTTAAAACATTTAGTAAAAAATGTTTTTGATATCGATTCGCATAAAAGTAAAATTGGCAACGATAGAGATATCTGTGTGCTGTCATTTACTGTGGAAAGCAAAGATCCTGCTGATGACTTAGAAAGATTCTTCGAAATGGGTTATCAATTTGTTATGGATGCAGAAGCTACCAGCGGTGAAATGGATGATGGCAAATATCGCGTGTTTGTAGAAATAGAACGTAATAAACATATTGCAGAACAAATTGTAGAACTCGTCGATGGTCTTAAAAAGATTACCGGTATGGAAGATGTACGTTTTCGTTATCACAAAGAATTCAAAAGTGTCGAAGCAACAGAAGAAAATTTATCTAGTAAAATTCCTGTCGATCCTAACAGTTACGATCAGCAGGTACAAGAAAGTACGTTAAACAATTTTAGTAATTTTTTCCGAGATAGTTATGTCGATGACATAAGTTTACTAGGAGAAAACATTAAATTTAAACGTATATACAAAGACCCTATCGAACTTAAAATTGTCGATTTTGGAAACAAATATGACATTTATGATTCGATAACCGGAGCGATACGATTAGAAGGTAAAGACATGTCAGAGTCTTTATTTTTAACCAAGTACATTGGAGATTTTAATATCACTAAAATCGGTAATCAATACGTCTTTGAAAAAAATAACCATGCACTAATATTGGAGAAAGCACATGTCGGATTTTGAATTTAACTTTACTAAAGAAAAACTAGCACAGATTATTCCAGGTAACCCTAACTTGGACCATTGGTATGAATCACTTTGTGAAATTCTACCAGACTATGATATTAATACAGTGCCGCGTGTGGCTGCATTTTTAGCGCAATGCGCACATGAAAGTGGTGGCTTCCGTGCTATTAAAGAAAATTTAAACTACAAGGCCGAAAGTCTTTGTAAAGTATGGCCACGTTATTTTCCTAACATGGATGTTGCTAATGCTTACGCACAGCAACCAGAAAAGATTGCCAACAGAGCATACGCAAACCGTATGGGTAATGGTCCAGAAGAATCAGGGGACGGTTGGAAGTTTTGCGGCCGTGGACTTATCCAGTTAACGGGCAAGGACAACTATAGTCGTTATGCGGCTAGCACAGAACAAAGTTTAGATGAAGCAAGTGAACACTTAACAACTTTTGAAGGTTGTGTACAAAGTGCGGCTTGGTTCTGGGAAGCAAACAATTTAAATCAGTTTGCCGACAACGGCGACATCTTAACAATGACCAAACGTATCAACGGTGGAACACTTGGTTTAGAAGATCGTCAAAAACATTACGCACACGCAATACAGGTATTACAAGGATAAGCCATGGGGCAATTTACTTGGATGTTTAGCATTATACCAGATGCAGTACTCAACTGGGTCTACTGGTTTATTATTGCATTAGGTGTTACAGGAATGTTTGCCGGATGGTTTGGCAAATTTATTCCTATGTACGGACGCTACATAGGTTTTATTAAACCAGTGGGTATTGCCTTAGTAATATTGGGTGTATGGTTACGTGGAGGTTATGATACAGAGCTAGCATGGCGTACCAAGGTTGCAGAAGCTGAAGCAAAAGTAGTAGCGGCAGAGGCTAAATCTAAAGAAACAAACACTGTTATTCAAACACAATACAGAGACAAAGTAAAAACTGTCAAAGAAGTACAAGTAGTTATACAAGAGCGTATTGTTAAAGAGGCCGCGCAAATGGATGCAGAATGTAAAGTAGATTCAAGTGCAATTAGCATTTTAAATCAAGCCGCTGGAGGTAAGAAATGAAATATATTATAGCACTAGTATTATGTTTATCAGGGTGCGCTAGTACTGTTCCAGTTACTATGAATTTTCCACAAGTTCCTGAAGAATTAAAAACATCTTGTCCAGATTTAAAAACTATCCCCGAAGGCACTACTAAACTAAGCGAAGTTGTCAGTAGCGTTAGTGAAAATTATGGCCAATATCAAGAATGTAAAATTAAGATAGATGCGTGGACACAGTGGTACAACAGTCAGAAGAAAATATTTGAGGGCATCAAATGAAAAAATTATTAGTGATTTTAGCAATATGGAGCCTTTCCGGTTGTGCATTGATTGATGCATATATGATGGCCCGCTTTGACAACAACGAATACATGTTGATCAATCGTGTACGTACCCAAGCAAACTTAGGGGCCGCC